AATATTGATGCAAGTATTGCTATTGGGCAAGGAGCGATGGATTCAACTGCTGGTGGTGGAATTACAGATTGTATTGCTATTGGTAGGGATTCAATGCACCACGCATCAAATCAATTAAATGGTGTAACTGGTTCTATAGGAATTGGAGCATATTCTTTGCAGTCTTTAACCACGGGCAATGACAATATTGCTTTAGGATATCAGTCAGGTGATACTTTAACTACTGGTACTGAGAATACTATTATTGGTTCAAAATGTGATGTTGCAAGTGCCGATAACACTAATAATGTTATTATAGGTAATAATCTAACTGCTACAGATAAGGACAATGCAGTATTTATTGGTAATGATACAAACCATATTGAAAATGATTTTAACGCAGATGCTACTTGGAATTATTCCTCAGATGAAAGACAAAAGAAAGATATTAAAGATGATACACTTGGTCTTGAGTTTATAAACGATTTAAGACCAGTAACATATAAGCATAAATCACCAAGTGAATTTCCAAAAGAATGGAGTGCTTACAATGCTAATGATAAAGAGCCAATGGGTGGAAATAAAACAATACATGGTTTAATTGCTCAAGAAGTTAAACAAGCATTGGACAATCAAGGTGTAGACACATTTAGCGGATGGTCTGTTGGAGATGATGGCAGACAAAGAATATCTGCAGAAAAAATGGTAATGCCATTAATTAAAGCAGTTCAAGAGTTATCTGCTGAAGTAAAACAACTCAAAGAACAATTAAAGGACAAGTAAATGAAAAACTATAAAGCAATGAAGTCTGCTAAGAGCTGGTCTGTAAAGAAAGCTAAAGTTGTGGATTCTAAAGCTATTTCTGAAGTCAAAGATGACGAAGGAAATGTTGTTAGACAAGCACAAGCAGAGCAATCACATGATGAATTACAACTAGTTAGAAAGCAATGGGATGCTAGTAGCGGTAAAGCACTAGATGATTCAGTTTCATCTTGGAGCTTAGAGCAAGTTGCTAGTGAAATCCAACAATGTAAAGATAGGGCATCTGATGCTCAGTCTGAACAAGCTGATTGGGAAGAACTAGAAAAAGATTTAAAAGCACTTTAATCAACCTGGTCACTTATAGTACATAAGGTAACACAATGGCTAAAGAAAAAAAACAAGAGCCGCAGAAGCTAAATCTCTTTGACAAAGAGTATTCTATGGATGAACTAACTGACGAACAAAAGGTTATGGTAAATCATATTGCTGATCTTGAAAACAAGATGGGTAGTATGGCATTTAACATGGATCAATTGACAGTTGGTAAAGAGGCATTCATATCTCGTTTGCAAGAATCGCTCGAATCTGAGGATAAAGAAGAAGAGTAATGCTTGTTCGCAGATCATCAAAAGGCAAAAAGATATACATCTTTAAACCACGAACTAGAGAAAATGTTTCTTACAAGTTTAGTGCAGATGAGACTATCTCTTTTGATGCTCAGAATAAGTCTTTTGTAGTGACAAGTGATGGGGCGGTAGTTAAGAGAACAGACTCTTGGCTTACCGCTCAATCTGCTTATGATAAAGAGTGCAAAAAACATTACGATGATACTATTGGCCCAATTAAGATTGGTAAACATACACTGGTTAATGGTGTAGCGACAAAATTACAATGAACGAAGATTATACAGATTACATTAAGATAATAATATTTTTATTTCTTGTACTTGGCACATTAGTGTTTCTTGGAAGCTGCGATGGTGGTTGGAGCGTAGCTGGATATGATATAGATAAAGTATGAATGATGAAGAAAAAACATATCGTTCCGCAAACATTAGAACTGTCTCAGACAATGCAATTATTTCAATTAATTTGGCTTGGATTCGCAATATTGTTGTGGCGTGTATATGTTTGGGCGGCATCATTTTCAAGTATGAACAAAGATTACGACTTGCTGAAGAGTCAATACGAGACATTAACCAACGAGTTATTGAACTCGCAGCAATACATGATGCTGAGATGAAAGAGATTGAGGCATGGTACAAAAAATCATTAGATATAAATCCTTTAAATATCTTTGGCAAGCCGAAACGAAAGTAACGCTAACAGAAGATGATCTTAACCATAACTATTTTATTAACAGAGAACTTCGGAGAGTAAAAAATGGCTAGAAAGAAAAAACGAGCTGGATTGTGGGCAAACATCCACGCTAAAAGAAAAAGAATTAAACGCGGTAGTGGTGAAAGAATGCGTAAACCTGGTTCTAAAGGTGCGCCATCAGCGTTAGCATTTAAACAATCTGCTGCTAAAAAGAAAAAAAGAAAGAAACGTAAATAATGACAGAACTTGCGGAATTGTGGGTACAAATCGGGAGTGCTGGTTTTTTAGCTGTGCTTTTTGGTTATTTATTGCTCAACCTTGTAAATAGTCAAAAAGAGCAAACCGAGGACTTAGAGTCTATACGTGCTGATTTAAGTAAGATGAGCGCAGAGTTATCCAACACACAAAGCATCTCTATTAAGCTTATTGATTCAGTCAATGCATTCAAAGAACATATGAATGACAAAATTGATCGCAAGTTTGATAGGCAAGATGAAAATTTAGAAGATTTAAGTAAAAGCATTGCATACTTGCAAGGTAAGAATAATGGCGGTGCAAAATGATTACATATCGCGGTGAAAAGTTTAGTGGCTATAACAAGCCAAAGCGCACCAGTGGTAAAAGTAAGAAGTTTGCTGTTCTTGCTAAAAGTGGAAAAAAGGTGCGTTTAATACGTTTTGGCGATCCTAAAATGCGCATTAAAAAAAGTAACCCTGCTAGAAGACGCTCATTTCGCGCAAGGCATAAGTGTGATAGTGCTGGCGCTAAAAATAAATTAACTGCTCGATACTGGTCTTGCCGCAACTGGTGATATGAAGTTGAATACAAATATATCAATTGAAAATGTTGTTACAATAGTTGTGCTTATAGGCTCTATGACACTTGCATTTGGTTTTATGAAATCAGACATAAGCAGTATTAAAAAAGAATTAGAACTCAAAGTCGATACTCGTCAATATGAGTCAGATAGAAATTTGCTAACCTACAAGCTAGATGTCATTATGGAAGACATTGCAGAAATAAAACAAATACTAAAGGAAAGAAAATAGCATGGATATTAAAAAGATGTTACTCGCTATGGCAGAACAACAAGCTGATAGCGTAAAAACAGAAATGCTCTCATGGATACAAAGTGAAGACTTTGAAGAAGAGCTTGCAGAAAAAATGGATAAGGCCGTAAATATTCCATTTGTGAAAGATGACCGTGAAAAAAAGTTTTTTCGTGGTATAGCTGACTTAATAACTGATATAATATATGGACTTGCTGGTGGTAAGTAAAGACCAGTTAATCAACCTTATAGATGAAACTTTGCATGACATAGGCTTGCACAGTAAAGAAGCGGTATCGCTTGTTTATAATACTGGCTTAGTAGAATCAAAGTATCAATATCTATACCAGGTTGGTGGTTCTAATGTGGCTCGCGGTTTTTTTCAATGTGAGCCACACAATGCGGTAGATATATGTAAGAACTATCTTGCTTATAGAGAAGATTTAATGCGTGAAGTAGCAAATGCTTGTATGTTAGACTGGCGTTTTTTTACCAGTCCTAATGAAGAAGCTTGGCGCAAGATATTAACTTATAATGTAAAAGCACAAATAGCTTTTTGCAGACTGCATTGGCGCAGAGTACCTCAGAAATTGCCTAAAACAATTAAAGAGCAGGCTCGTCAATGGAAACAATATTATAACACTGCTCGTGGCAAAGGCACTGTAGACCATTTCATTAAGATAGTAGAAGCATATGGATAGTGAAATACAAAAAATTGAAAACATTATTGAAGTAATGGCGCAGTTAAAAGCGTTAGAAAGACAGATACGCAAAGATTACAATACTCAGGGCGAATCATTAGCTCTAATTCTTGCTTTAATCGCAACAGCAGAGATACCAAACATAACATTACTTCCTAACCTTGAGGATATAGCCGTAGCATGAGTAGTATATATTCAGCATTCTGTAATAACACTACAGACCTACAAAGTGTCGTAAGCGACATAGATAAATATGATCGTAAGCGCGTATTAGCGCCTAACTTTACGACCACAGACACGAGTAATTTATATCAGCTTAATAATACTGGCTTTATTGGTCAGCTATATAAAGATGGCGTAGAAATGACTGCTGTTACTGATACGCCTAACGCCGATAATGAATATAATTATTCTAGTAGTACAGACTCATTTCAATTCTTTTTAGCATCTAGTTCTGTCTCTGCACTTAATAGTGCAGTGTTTGAGTCAGGACAGGATTGGGATAATTTGAAAAGCACCGTATGCAAAGAACAAGCAGATTTAATGCGCAGTTACATAGATAGACCAATTTACAAGCGTGCAAATACCACATACCAAGGCGCAAGCGAGCGTAATTATGATTTCATAATTGTTCGTATAAACGCCATTCTCGCCTGCGCCGACCTGGTAAGAAGCAGCGATCAAGAAAAAGCTGATGTTATAGAAGCTATGGCAATCAGTCCTGATGGTGATGGCCTCTTAGATAAGCTTAAACGCCGTGAATACGTGATGTCTAATGAGACTTCGTTTGCATCAGAAAAAGGCGTTATACAAGAGATTAGCCTTAATGGTTCAACAACTGGTTATATAGAAGATATTAAACTGCACGGACCACCCGGAGTAGACTACGATGAGGTGAGGATAGTTATATCTACTGGTGGCACGTTTGCGCTTGGCACAAGTAGTCCAGTAAAGTATGATGTCTATGTAAAAAATGATAGTGGTATACGTATGCATAAAGTGGTGGATGCGGAGCAAGTCAATGGTAATTACCAGTCACTTGCTTATGGAGCAAGGATAAGATTTCAAGCTGGAGTTTATGTTGCGAATGATGAGTGGTCCATCATCTTTCAAAGTGACGAACTGCCGGTTGGTACAATCAAATCAGGACAAATCTACAGATAAGGAGTAGCACTATGCCAATGGGTAAAGGATACGGTAAAATGGGCAAAAAGAAGAAAAAGCTCAAGAAAAGTAAAATGAAAAAGCGCAAGATGTCATCTAAGCGCCGTTAATATAGATGGCAATTTCTTACGAAAATGTTATTTATGACCGGGTTATTGAGAGCTTGTCTAGCATTATTGCTAATGAGTTCTCAATACCGATTAAGTATGATGCCCATGAGGGTAATCAAAGTTTTTTGATAACACCAGTGAGTGATGAACTTGAAGAGTTATTAGCAAGTGGACAAACAAGAAATGTTGAAGTATCTATTAGCTATGAGCTACAAAGTTCCGGTAATTACACAAAAAATAGCATTAGTCAAGTAAGCAATGTTGCTGAAAGATTAAAAAGATTACTGTACAATAATAAAAATTATGCCGTGAGTGGAACAACAAAATATTTTAATGGTAGTGTAGAAAGCATTGCCTACGAAAGAAATGAAGATAATAATGAGCTATTAAGAGCTATTACTTCATTTACATGTCAAACATTGGAGCTAGTATGAAATATAAAGCAAAAGAATCTTATAAAAGTCTTGATGCAGCAAACAACTTTATGTCGTTGGGTATGGCATCAAAGCATTTATGGTTGCTTGATGGTCAAGAAATTGAATATAATGGCAAATTATCAAAAGATATGCAAAAACATTTAGAAGAAGTTAAAGATGTCTCAAAAGGCAAAGGAGCTGAGTAATGGCAAAAAGTACAAAATTTCAATTAAAAAATAATACTAATGTCTATATCGGCACGGAAGCAACAATGGGTACAGCAGCGGTTGCTGGTGCTGCGCTTACTGAGCTTCCAGCAACTGATTTTAGTTTTTCAGAACTTGGTGCTGGTGGTCAAACATTAAGTATTGCTCCATTTAGAGTAGGTGGTGGCCTAACACAAAGTGATGATATGGTCCGCGCACAAAGACATGATCGCATGTATGAGGTATCAGTGACATTTATGTGTACTGATGCAGCAACAAAGCGTGTTCTTTTAAACTTGTATGAAGATGGTGCAAGTGGCGGTATTTCATCATTACTTGGTTCAATGCCAACTACAATGCTATTTGAAGATGGAGAATCTAATGCAATTCCAGTCAGTTTAATCTTTCGCGATTCTGCGCATGATGCGACAAATGACATGGTGTTTAGAAGTTGCATGGTAAATTCAATGACTTTTTCGGGCGATATTGGCGGTAATGGCGGTGTGGTTATGTGTACCGCAGTATTTCAAACCGCTTACTTACCAACTGGCAATACTGGTTTAAGCTATAGCAGTATTACAGCATCATCTGCTCAACAAACCATGTTTAACATGCATGATTTGACTGCAACAACAGTTACACCTAGTGGTGGTAGTGCAGAAGATTTACTCATGTATAACTTTGAAATAAATCTTGCTAGGTCAGTTACTAGGATTGGATTTGATTCATCAAGCGACTTCAAACCAATGGGTTACTCAATTGGTGGGTATGAAGTTACTGGTAGCTTGAATGTTAAGCGTGACGCAGAATCAATAAGTGCAATACCTGAAGCGACTGCATTTGCATTAGATATAGATACTAGTGTGTATCAAATAAAAGCACCAACATGCCAAATAGATGCAGCATCAATTAGCTTTGATGATGATGGCTTTAAGCAAGTTATACCTTTTAGAGCTACGTACACTGGCGCTACAACATCTAAGATTTTTGAATTTGCTGGCACTGCTAGTGATAGTTAGACCTGGGTTAATACAAACAGTGAGGCTGTATGACCGTAAAAACAAAACATGGTGATTTTGAATGCCGTGAATTAACATTCAAGAAGCGTAGAGAATTGCACCGTTTAGAAATTGGCGCATTAGGAGCTGATGGGCAAATAGACTTAAATAAGTATTATGATGTAATGGAATTTATTATGTCATATGCTTTTGTTAATGCTGAAGAATCATTAGGGCATTTAGATGATGCAGAGATTGACACAGTGTTAAGTGAAATCTATACAAGGTACAAGAATCCACCCAAAAAAAAGAGCTAAAAGTACGCGTTGCGATGTGGATGAATTATCATAGTGTACCAACACGTAACCTAGTTTTTCCATATCGCGCTAAATCGCCCACATTAAAAAAATCCATTACATACACAAAAGAAGAAGTATGGAATGAGATTGATCGCGTACTTGCAGAAGACCAAACTGGCAAATTTACACCCGGGCAACAATTATATTATAACATGCTACATTGCGCAGATTCGACCTTTTTTTATGACAATGATGTTATTGCACTATTAGAAGAATATCTACTGCACAAACGCTTTAATATAGCTTTATATGAATCATTAGATAATGCACTATGCGAACGTATGTCGCTTTTTGCTGCTATTGATGAAGAGTACTTAGCAATTCAACGAATGGAAAAAGATGGCAGCTGAAAAATTTATAATTGAAATACGCACCAAAGGTTTTAAAGGTGCGAACAAATCTTTAGAGCAAGTTACTAAATCAACAAGAGCGTTTTCACGCGAAGCTAACAGAGGTAGTGGTATGGCTGCTACGTTTAGACGTAACATGTCAGGCTTGCGTAATAACTTACTTCTTGTAAGTTTTGCTTTTGGTACAGTTGCACTTGGTTTTAAAAAATTTATTGATGCAGCGTCAGGTTTTGAAGATGTAAAAACTCGTTTAGTAGGTCTTATGGGGTCTACTGAAAGAGCAGAGCGCGCGTTTAGAAATTTTAATGAAGTTGCTGCAACAACGCCGTTTAGTCTTCAGGATGTAGTAGAAGCTGGTGCGCAGTTAAAAGCATTTGGAGCTGATGCAGAGGGTATGATCAAGCCAGTAGCTGACCTTGCTGCATTTATGGGTACGACTGCAACAGAAGCTGCTAATTCACTTGGTCGAGCTTTTGCTGGCGGTGCAGGCGCTGCTGATATTTTAAGAGAGCGCGGTATACTAAATTTAGTTAGAAGTTTTAACGATATTGATGATTTAAGTAAAATTACATTACCTGAGTTTCGCAAAGCACTAGAAGCCACATTGATAGACCCTACAGCAGGCATACAAGGTAGTACGGACAGAATGGCTCAAACTTTTACTGGTGCATTTAGTAATATGACAGATAGTGTTACAAGGCTTGCTGCAAATATTGGTAATACTTTTATGCCGATCCTTAAAGATATGATTATTGGATTAGGTGATAGCGCTAAAGCAGCAGATAATTTTCTTACTGGCCTCAAAACTGGTAAGCCTGATTTTGATATTTTTGGCAGCTCTATAGAAAAATTTACAGCACGTATTGAAAGACTTAGTCTTGAAGATTTAAACAAAGAATTAGAGCAATTAAAAAAACAAGCAGCAGAAACAACTAAGCCAATAGAGGACACTGCAAAAGTAACTGAAAATGTCACTATGAAAATTATTGGATTAGTACCAGCAGTAAATGCAGCGTCAGATGGCGTAATTACTATTAGTGAAAGCCTTGAAGGTGTAGATGGCATACAACAAAAAAATGGAGTTACCATCACAAAGCTCACAAATGTTTATGATGGATTAAAAAACGTAGAGAAAGAATTTAATGAAACTCAAGAGCAAACTACTGTAGGCGTTGTAGCATTAAATGAAAAAATAATTGCAATAAATGAACAAATAGAACGTAGGTCATCAAACACTGAGGGTTTAAAAGATGCACAAAAAGCTTTTAATGAGTTATTAGAAAAAACAGATTTAGCGCAAATAAAGCAAATTGAAAACCTTGAATTGCTTATTGCCACTCATCAAGAAGAATTAGGAACAAACGAAGAAGTAATGGCGGTACTAACCTCATTAAAAGAAAAATATGACGATTTAACTGGTGCTACTAAAGCTGCAAAAAAAGAGGCTAAAGACAATGCTGATGCAAAGAAAAAAGAAGAAGAGCAACTCCTTAAAACCGCCGCTGCTACTACAACTATTGCATCCGGACTTCGTACAATGATGAGTGCTGGCGCAAGCGCAGAAGACCAGTTTAAAGCACTATTAGGCACTTTAGCAAAACTTATTACAATGGGTGTATTTAGTCCTGGTGGCGTTGCAACTGGTGGTTCAGCTTTAATGGGTAGTATTCTTAGTGCTTTTGTTGGTCATACTGGCGGTCTTGTACAAAACAACGGTATTCAACGCTTTGCTACTGGTGGTATGGTTCAAGGTCAAGACAATGTGCCAATCCTTGCACAATCAGGTGAGTTTATTATGCAAAGAAGCGCAGTGAATAGTATTGGTTTACAAAATTTAGCACAAATGAATCAAACTGGCGAATCAAGCGCATCTTTAACTGTTAATATATCAGGTGATATTATAGGCAATGAAGATCATGTAAGAGATAAAGTATTGCCTGCAATTAAAGAAGAATTAAGGCGTGAAGCTAACGCATAAACTATGGCACTTTCTCCAAGTACAAATTTTTCTAACTCTCTTAAGCGTAATAATGACATTTTTCCCATACTTACAATTGCTGGTAGTGCAACTTTATATCTTAGTACAAGAGATGTAACAGTAGAATCTCAAGCATATGATGGTAGACTAATGAACGCACCTAGCATCATATCTAATATTGATTTACGTAGTTTCAGTAGTAGAACAAACAATATAACATTACGCATTGCTAATGGTGGTTATGCTCCTACATTTGGCGAAAGAAACAATCAAGTGGTGACTATTTATTTTGCTTCTAATGGTACATTGTCTGCGCTTAGTGACTGCTTAAAGGTTTTTACTGGACGAATTATTGGAGTTTCAAAACTTACTGATAAAGAAATAGCTGTTAACTGTGAAGACCTTAGTGCATGGCGTGCAAATAAAATATTACAAGAACAACTTACTGACCTTGCTGGTTATAATACGCCAGTAAAAGGCAAATTTAAGCCAATTAGCTATGGCGATTTCACTCAGAACGTTTCTACTGAGGCAAGTCCTAATCAATGTACTAGCAAAGAGTTTAGACCAGCGCATTTAATTACACATGATAGTTCATTTATTTACTATGATGAGGGTCTAAACAATGGTGGGGGTAGAGGACATATATACATTCAAAGTATTGATCGTTTTATTCCAATTGAAAACGCAACTACTACGACATTAGAAAAATTTAACACAAATGTTATTCGCATTAATAATGTTTCAGATACAGCAAATCAAAAAACGTTTTTTAAAAATACAGTTAGGCTATCACCAGTTTCACATGTTGCTACTAGCGATGTTGCAAATCCTAATTTGGATTTAAACTTTAATCCAACATTAGCAATAAATGATGATGATAGCGATTCTGTTACAATGGCAACAAGTGGTAGCGCAAGTGGCAGTCCAGCAGGAACATTAGCTGCCATGAGTGGTCAATTAAATGGTAGTATTGCTAAAGTAGTAGCTGTAATCATTGCTGAGAATGTTGGTAACGATTTTCCGGTTGGTGTTGTAAATCTTAGTGTTGCTCACATATACGATAATAGTGGTAGTGATACATTATCGGGCATATCATCATCTGATTTAGAAACCGGAAATGGCTGGTCAGGCGATAACTCTTGGTCAACATTTGCAGGAAATAATAAATATGTTGTGCAAAAAGACATTACATCTGATTGGAATACTGGTTCAGCACAAGGGTATCAACCTGGGGTAAATTTAACAGATATTGTAATGGCTCTACGTATATCAGATAATAATAATATTCGCTCATTAAAAGTATATAGTATGTATTTAGATATTACGACATTTATTGAATTAGAGCAGCGCACAACAACGTATTCTAAAAAAAGTGTAAGTGAGCAAATACCTGAAACTATTTATATTGGCAAAAATGCCACGTTGCTTGAATCCGGTTATACAGAGGTTACAGATCACGGGCCAACTGAAGTACATGAAAATATATTAATAAACTTTGGGCCTGGAGATATTATTGATGATACTTCTCAAGCAGCAGTAGAGGGTAATTATAATGCAGATGGTAAAGTAAGATGCACTATTGACAATCCTAGCATGACTGTACAAGATGCTTTAAATAAACTCCAACAAGAAGCAGGGTTTATAAGTTACATTAGACCAAGTGATGGTAAGTTGTACTATCTTATTGAAGATGGCAGTAGTAAAACAATTAATGTTAATCTAACAACTGCTATGTATCGTAATCCGATCTTTGGCACTATACCTTTAAGTAAAATGTTATGGCGTGTTAACTTTAATTATGATAAACATCCATCTACTGGTGCATATAGAACTAGTGGTGCTGCTCAAGATACAAGTACAAAAAGCACGTATGCATTTACTGATACTAGTGGGGTAATAACACTTAATAACGACTGGGTCAATGAGTCAGAAGCAGCAACAAATTTAGTTAATCTTTTTAAATATCAACGCGTTACTGCTCAATGTGAAATATTAGACCCAAATGCATGGAACCTTGAAATTGGTGATGTAATAACTTTTAGCGATCCACCAGCAGATTTTAGATTTCGTGATAGTAGCGCTGCATATACAGACTACCAATTTCGGATTATAGAAACAAATCGCACTGTAAATAGTTTAAAAATAAAAGCAATGGAAGTGTATAAAGCGTAATGGCACATAAGTTATATTTTGATAGTGCTGCAACGCGTGATGCCACGCTTACTGACGGCACAATTTTAGAAGATAGTGGCAATGGAACGTTTTCTTTTTCTTCAGGAAGTACTATAAATAATGAAGATAGAGCAATTGATTTACAGCTTACAGCAAACGTAACCAGTTTTAGTGGTAGTGCCAATGATGCATTACAATTTAATGTAGGCTCTGCAAAGACAATTGATTTTATGGCTATATATTTTCAAGGTGGAGAAACAGATAATTTACGAGTACATGCAGATGATGCTGCAAGTGGTAATACAGCAGTGCAACATAATTTTACTGACGATTTTTCTGCTGGTTGGAATATCGCATCATTTACACAAGCTAGTTATCAATATTGGATTGTAGAGGCAACAAGTGGATTTTTAAGTCCTGCTGAAATATTTTTTGGAGATGCGCTGACATTACCAATAGATGGAAACAGTATTACAATAAAAAAACCATTTAATTCATTTATTGCAAGTAGTTACAATAATGTGGAATACTCTAATAAAATTGATAATGGGCCAAGAGAATGGACAATACAATTGCCAATTATTACAGTGGCAGATAAAACACAATTAGAACTATTGCAGAGTTATGATATTAATTTATATACTTTTCTTTATTATGATGAATCAGAATATCACACAGTAAGACTTGCAAAGCCATTGCGTTTTATTCAAATCGCAATTAATACTTTTTCAACCACAATAACATTGAGAGAAGAACTTTAATGGCTGCAACAATATACTATGATAATTTAGGATCGCGTTCTGCTACACTAACAGATGGTACAACTGGTAGTTCTAGCTTTAGCAGTAGCAATGTCCTTAGTGATGAATTACGCGCAATTGATGGTAGTATAACAGATGTAATTGGTGGCTGGGCAGTAGATGAGGGTTTGCAATTTAATTTTGGCAGTGAAGTCAACCCTACATTTTGTGCCATATATAGCACAGTAGCTACTAGTAACGATATTAAGATACAGCGTGATAATGCAGCTACTGGTGCTTTTAATGGTATTGCAAATACAATAAGTGATATTGTTGTTGGTTGGAACATAAGATCGCTCACCGCTTTACAAATGCAATACTGGACTATTAATAGCACTGTAGGAAATCTTACTGGTATATCAGAAATATTTTTTGGTAACCCATTTGAACTGCCAGTAGAACCTACGGCAAATATTATTACTTCTCATAATTTTGGCACAGAAGAAATTAAAGCACATGGCGCTAATCGTTATTATTTTAGTAAGCATAGTAACTATAAACAGTTGACATTAAGTCTTGATCACATGACAAGCGCAAACAAAACTAGTTTAGAAACATTTGCTAATACAGTTACGAACCGAGAACCTTTTATATATAGTGAAGATGGTACTACTGGACCATACCACTGGGTTAGGTTAGTTCGCCCACTAACATTCAGGACTGTAGCGCCTGATATCTTCTCATGCCAGGCGGTGATGAGAGAACTAACCTCTTAGGTACATTTAGGTACAAAAAGCGCCTTTCACGACAATCTCGTAAGCGGACTTAAAATCCGTTGGTAGCAATACCGTGCCGGTTCGAGTCCGGCCCCGGGTACAGGACGAGAAACCTCACTTTTAGTGGGGTTTTTTGCTATATAGCTAAATTTCATTGTTTGGTATATTATGGTATATCATGGAATATTTCTTAGGTACATTTAGGTACAATTATTTTTTGTACCTAATTTTTTGAAATAATGCTAGCAAGTGAATCATGTACCTGATTATTTGTAGCGCGTTGTTCTGCGATGCTAATGCCAGCATAATGATTGTCAACAACTGCATCTGACTTATCACCAATACTGCGAGATGCTTGCGGTAAGTCATGTGTCTCATTACGCAATACTTGCGCTTTCATTCTACGCAAATCAT